TCCATATTTAATATTGGAATATTTTGTTTAGAAGCTATGTAATATCCCATATTACTGCCAAGTAAAGTTTTCCCAATTTTTGGTCGAGCACCTATTACACTAACAGTTCCAGGTCTTAATCCTCCACCTATAGCTTTATCGTATCTTGGAAAACCTGTTGATATACCTATTTGTTGAACAGGATTATCAGCTAAATGTTTGACATAATCTTCTAATCCGTCTCCTAACAATTTAGTTTCATCATCAGCATTGTTTAGAGAAGACGAAAAATTAAATATAGTTTCTTCTGCTATACCTAAAATTTGAGTAATAGATTCATGACCTTCTATATTTAAGAGATCATTACTAGTAGACTCTAAAGAATCACGTAACATTCTTGTTATATGAAGTTTACGTATTTTAGCAGCAAATTTACGAATATTTCTTTTATCAACAGCAAAATTGAAAAGTGAATCAACATGATCAGTATAATCATTTTTTTTTAGCATATCTGATAAACCTAATTCTTTACCAGATGAATATATTGTTGCTAAATCTATTGTTTCATATTCGTTATCTTGTAGTGCTCGTTTTAAACATGCGAAAACTAATTTATTATACTGTGAAGTAAATGATTGTTCTTCAATAATATCTCCTACTTCCAAATAACAATCATTTCCATACTGACATATGCCTGCCAATACTGCTCTCTCGGCAGCAATATCAGATAATGGTTTCAAGTTGATCTCCTATCAATAGAACATTCATCACATGTAAACATTACCTCGTTTTTATCTTGGTCTTTGTAACATCGGTAACTTGGCACGTTCTCAAACTCATATTCACATCTTACACATATAGCAGTAGTATAAGATGTCTTTCTATTTCTATCTGGTTGCACACGACCTGTAGCTAAACCTGCTTCAATCTCTCTCTCTTTTTTAGTACGATGTTTTTTAAAATCTACACTAGTGATAAAATTATTCGGTCTTTCCTTCATATCAAATGTTTGTATTTGAGCTGGAGCACCTTTTGAACTACTACCAGCCGGTTGTGTTTTTCTAAGTATTGATTTTTGTTTAGTAGATTTTTTAATAATTCTTTTTGAAGACGCCTGTTCTGTTGGTTGATCGCTATTCTTATTTTTACGAATTTGTTTACGCTTAACTTTTGTCTTGTCAGCTAAATTTTTATTTACCAATATAAGTAGTTCTTCTTTTTGTTTTTCAGAAAGAGAATCAAAAAAATCATTCATATTGCATTGCCTTACGTTGGGACGCTTTAGCTATCTGTAAATTATTCAATCTTTCACTCATATTATGTAATCTAGTAGATAAAAAGTTCAATCTTTCCATAACTTGTTTACAATAAGATATAATTCGTAAAACTTTTCTAACAGCATTGTTCTCTTTTGCTATACAATAAATTTTAGTATCGTATTTAGTATATTTATCAAATTGATCTAATTTATCGCATACGTATTCTAACAATTTTTTTTCAGCCCACTGTAACGTAGCACTTTCTTTATTATATAATCTTTGAATATAAAAAGCATACTCTGCTAAAATATATGCAATTTCTGCGCAATCTGAAATATTTAAAGCTTGTAATTGACTTTGATTCATAGTAAGGTATTGATTCAAATCGGTTTTAGTTCCAGGATCACTAATAACAGAAATGCCCTGAATAGATTCATAGCTGTCTAAAACATCTTCAACTTTAGCTTTATCTTCATCAATACTCATAATTTTCAATCCGATCCTGCCATTCCTCCGTCGTTTCATTGTACGGCAAGCAAATTAAAGCGACGTTATTTAATTTACACCATTCCTGTTTTAATCTGTCATTTTGTTTTTGTTGTAAAAATCCCAATTGAGTTTTATGAAAAAAAACATTAAAACTATAATGTTGTTCTCCATGTATTTCAATAGCCATATTTATAGTGGGAAGATATATATCTAAATATAACCATATATTATTTTGAATATTTATAGGTATCTCTTCACAAATAGAATAGACAGGATACATTATACCTAATAAACTTTTGGCGAGTGAATGGTAATTACTTGTTTTATTCCTTTTTTTAGATTTTGGTGAAACAGATATTTTCCATGCGCTAGAGATACCATTCAAATCATTAACTATCATACTAATAACTCTTGTATTTGTTTATGTATTTCTGTATAAAGTTCAGTATTTTCCCTTAGCATACCACAGGCTTTTTCTATTCCCTGCACTTTTTCTTCGTTTGGAAATGTTAGCCATGCTCCTCCTTTAATTATAATGCCCACATCAATGGCTATTTTTATTAAATCATATTCAGCATCTAAACCATGACCATATCTTAATAAAGAAGTTGTTTTTCCCATAGGTGGCCCAAGAGCAGAATGTGGGCATTGCCAATTTATTATTTGCCCTATTTGACGTTCTCCATCCATATGAGGCTGAATATATAGAGCTTTTAATTTAACGTCAGATTGGTATTGTACTTTTTGTCCTGATGCCTCACTCCACTGTGACATTCCCATACCTTGATTAGCGATCAAATGAGTCACGCATATAACAATATTGTTATTGATAGGTAGAATATTACTTACTTGTTTAGTAAACGAAGCAAGCATGAGAGGAACATCGTCTCTAAATCTATCTCCAACATTACCTTCTGTCCTGCTTTTACTACATAATTGAGAGATAGAATCTATAATAAATACAGAATTAGTTTTGCTATTGATATATGCTAAAATAATTTCTAGATAATCTTCGGCATATAAAATTTTGTCTATAGTCGAACATATTACTTCAAAATTATCTATATCTAATTTTAAACCTTGGACACCTTCTAAATCACGTCTATTAATACGACCTTCTACATTTGCAAAATAAGTTTTTCTATTGCCGTATTCTTTTTTTTGTGCTTGAGCAGCTATATATAATGCTAATTGAGTTTTACCATATTTGGGAGCCCCAGTAATAATCACAAAACTACCTTCAGGGATACCTCCACCTAATATTACATTTAATGACGGTGTAGCAGGAATTATCTGTTTAACTTTTTCTGTAATTGCTGTACCGCTACAAAATACATCTCCAAATTTATCTCGTAAATATTTATCTACATTGTCTATAGGCGATTTAGATGATTTTTTCTTACCCATTATCAATATCTTTTAATTTATCTATGATGTTTATTTTTTTTTGCGATTGTCTAGTACTATAATCATCAGAATTTATTGGCGATATAGTCTGCCTTTTATCTTTTTTGTGAAAAATAATCTTTTTGTCATATTCTTCTATTATTGGGATTAGCCATTTAGCACGTAAGCTATATATCGAACGAGTTCTTTTATCTTTCAAAGCACTTATAATAGCAGTGCCATGATATTTCGCCAATAAGCTATGGCATGGTTGAGTTTGAGAACGAAAAAATTTAGCCCATTCTGGCAATTCCCAAAACTTAATTGGCAAATCACGTTCCAGGTATTGAGCACGTTTTTCACATATTAACTCTACTATGTATTGTCCCTCTGTCACTAATTTTTCCGGTGAATATCTCGATGGATATTTATTAGATTTATTATTTAGAATTTTATTGCCTATAAATATGATCCTTTGGATCTTTACTAATAAATCTACTTTTTTTACTATCTAATCTTTCAGACGCTGCTGCTGTCATAACAGCAACTCCTTTTCTTCCACCAACAGATTTAGTTTGCATAACATTTCGTACATTAGTATTATTTACGCAAAATTTATATAGTTGATCTGCTGATTCTAGGGGAACTGTTACTTGTTTTGCAGTACGCTCAACTAATTCTCTGGCCTCATCTTTATATATTCCTCCCTTAACAAGAGAATTGATCGCACCATTAATGATATTAGGATCTAAATTTTCATTAAGTTGATGTTTCGCCTCTTTCATATTTACATCTTGTGGATATCCTCCTAATTCTTCCTCAATATACTTATTTATGGTAGGTATTCCACGTTTAAGTAATTCCGATATTTTTTTCACAGACACCCCCTCAGATACCATACTCTTAATAGCATGTTTATCAACGAGTCCCATCTTTAGTGATCTAGCCATTATATCATCGACCTTTCTGCATTTCTATAATATGCTTCATTTTGAGTTTTTAAAAATCCTATATAAAATTTAAACGCCTTTTGATTTACTTCTTTCCATCTATAAACTGATTCATCACCTATTTTTTTATATATATCTCTAGAATAAAGTCCTAACGGATTTAACAATGTACCACTAGCATACTTTATATAATATTTAGTTTTACAGGGAAACTTAATACTTTTAGCATAAGCAAATTTACTATCTTCTGCCAAATGTAGTTTACAATATTCATCTTCATGATCAATTATAATAGCATTGCCATCTAACCGTTCTTTACTATTTTTTTTTGTAGTATATGTTATAGTATCATATTGTTCATCTATAGGTTCTACATCAGTACCATCTTGTCTATAGATACTTTTGTCTATTTCTGATTGAGTTGTCATTTTTTTCTACCTTTAGTTACACGTTCACCTTTATCGTTAACAGGATACAAACTGCCACCTTCGGGTAGCGATCCTGTAAATGGTTGTCTTTTATATGCAGTATTTTTTGCATTGATATAATCTTGTTCATCCTGACTGGTTCTTATAGTATTACGTTCTGCAAGCGTTCCAACGGTTCTAGGTGAACTATCATATACATAAATATCATCATACTTACGAAAAACTTTACCTTTCTTTTTACAATGAGGACATTCTGGTTTTAATCCTATAATCTTATCCATAGGAACTGTGATTTCAAACAATATTTTACAGATTTCACAATTAAATGTATAGTCTGGCATTATAACTTAATATCTGAATGTATTTTATCTGATACTTCATTAAATTTTGAACGAATTGCAATATCTAGATTGATTCCTAAATCAGATGCTAATAAATCAGCATAAAGAATAATATCGGCTAATTTCTTACCTATATCTATGGAATGATTTTTTCCATCTCGTTTTTCTTTTTTGATAACATTACGTAATTCTCCTACTGCCCCAGCTAATGCATTCGACCAATCCAGAGATTCCCAATGATGGAATTGCGGAAAATCTAATGTATTACGTTTATGATTTTTTTTAGATAGTTTATTAAATGTTAAAGGTTTAGATCTTTTTTTTGATTTTTTCATTATAGATTCTTTATATTCAAGATTCTTTTTATCGGGGGGGAAATTAAATAGAGGATGAAACTTAATCTTATTTTGAGGATCTATTGTAATTTCATATGAATCTAAACTGGATAAATCAACTGTCATAATAATATTATCCTAACTATATATCTCATTTAGTAACCCTATTATTTATTTTCCAAGTTATTGATTTATTGCCCGATATAGTACAATATTTAATTCCAGCAGGTTTGATTAAATTTTGGTCTATTAAATCAAATAATTGACGACCTACCAATCGACAACCTAACCTTCTGTTATTAACCTCATAATCTATTTCATGAATAGTATAATCAGGATATTTACGAATAAGTTGTAATGCTAATTGTATTTGTTTCATTATAAATTACTTGACTTTACTTGCTAACATTATTTTCCCCAATTATTTCCAGTAATCCATTTAGTTTTATCTGAAAAATCATCTCTAAATGTTAATTGAATTGGAGGTCTAGTGTAGGAATCAATACTGGCATAATACTGATTATTTATAACTCCATCGGTGATTATCTCTGCTTCAGGTGAATATACTCCAGAACAAATATTCTCGGTATAACTAATATCCTCACCATCAAAGAATTCTGGAGCTATGCCCCAACTACCATCTTGATTAATTTTTAATGTGTTATCCATCATAATTACCTAACAGAGTTCGGTAGGAACAATATCCGGTATAAATTTTGTCCTTATACCAGCAGTGCCAATTTTTTTAGGTGGCACTGGTTTAATTTCGATATCTTCATTTAAACGTAGATTATCAATAACTGCATGTAATTTACGGACACGGCATCTGTACTTACCTTGATGAGTACACCCACAATATTGGCATTTTTTGAGAATTTCAGCCATATGTATAATATAGATTTTTAAACCAAAAAGTCAAGATAAAAGATTGAGATAAATTGGAAAATTTGGAGTCATGATTTTTTGTAAAATGCATCTATTTTTTTCTGTAAATTTTGCTTAGAATAGTCCTTTTGATAAATCCAAATGTAGCCTCCACATGTTTTATTTGATCCAGTAGCAGCTCTAGATATATTAGTTTATGCACAAGCTGAGTAAGAACATTGGACACAGGTAGGACACCGAGACATATAAACTAATGTTTTTCCGCATTCGGGACATTTATCACCTACTTCAGTACCATCCTCAATATATTTTGATAAAACTCTAGCTATTCCTTTAGATATATTAGTTAAATCCCCATGTGATTTTTTTAATTGTCCCACAATAAATTTAATATCAACACCATGCCTAAGATTAGATGAAGTAAGACGTGTCACTACATCTTCATCATCTGTTGAGAAACATGTTACTGGAGATATTTCAATGTCATCATCTAATTCCGCTCTATATTTTCCACTACCCCTTTTTATAATCTTACCCTTTTCAATCTTTTTACTCATAAAACCATTTTTACCGGCAAAAATTTCGTATGGATCTTTTCCTAATTTTCCGACCAAAACAAAATATGGTTGCCCTTTTACACTAATATGATGAACGTCACAGGGTAATTCTTTAGGACGCTTAATAGCATCATGTTTTTCTATACCGTCAGATTTAGTAGATTTAGTTGAGAGAACACTAGTCATAGTTCCAGTTCTATATGTAGTTATACCTTTGATTCCATTCTCCCACGCTTGACGATATACATTCTTAAAATCTTCATAAGGATAATTATTAGGAAAATTTATTGTTTTACTTATAGCGGAGCATACATATTTAATCAAAACAGATAAAGTCTTTATATGATCCGGTATAGATAAATCATTAATGAAACTATTATACCATTTAGAATCATTATCAATTTTGTCATTATTTTTTAACCATGTAACAGCATAATCTTCAACCCACTCTTCTTTTGTCAAGCCACGATTTGAATCATATTTATATACATTACCTTCCTCATCTTCACAATGTAATAGGTTGTCAGTACCTTCTTTAGCCCATTGCCATTGAGTAGTTTTACAATCAAACTTTTTCTTTGCCCAATCTACATTTTTTGGCAATTCTATATGATCTGGTAAATCATTTTGTATAGCAGTACGTATATACCCCGCACTAAAAATAGGTTCTATACCACTACTAGTTAAATTAGCTAATACCGCAGTATTCCCTGTTGGTTGTATTGATAAAAGATGAGAATTACGCATTCCATATTTTTTTATATGCTTGATAGTATTTTCATTTAGAGTTGATTTTATAAATTCGCTTTGTAAATATTTATCTTGATCATATAATGGAAAATTGCATTTTTCTTTAGCAAGTTTAGAAGACTGCATATATAATTCATTAACATAAAATGACATTAATTCTTCTGTTAATCTTAATGCTTTAGGACTTCCATATTTTACTTTCATCATCATTAATGCAGACGCATATCCAAATATACCACACCCTATTCTTCTCTTTTGCACTGCAGAATCAGCATATTCTTTTAATGGGAAGTTACTTACATCATTTACATTATCTAATATTCTAACAATAATAGGTATAAACTTTTTTAACTTATTATAGTCCCAATTTTTGTCCTTAATGAAATGAGTTAAGTTTATAGAACCTAAATTACATAAAGAATGTTTAGGTAACACCTGTTCGGCGCAAGGATTTGTAGTATCTATATACTCACAATAGTATAAATTATTCATTCTATTAATTGTATCGGCAAAAAGAACCCCAGGATCGTTTCGGCTATACGTACTTTGCATCAACAGTTCCCATAGTTCTTTAGAAGGTAAAGTATCATAGATTTTAAAGCCTTCACTCCACTCACCAGAGGGACATGTTAGATTAAACCATTTTTTCTCATTACCGTCCCATTTATCTTTATATAATTTGGGAAATTTTTCATAATTGGGGAACATTAAATCCCAATTTTCATTTTTATCAACTGCATGCATGAACCTATCAGATACTAAAACTGATATATTAAATTTAGTAAGTCTTCCAGGTTCTTGTTTTGCTTTAATAAACTCAATGATATCAGGATGCCAAATTCCTAAAGATACAAGCTGAGCACCTTTACGTATAGCGATTTTTTCACCTTTCTTAGCCTTTTTTCCGCTTCCGCACGTAATTATCTCTGAAGATTTATCCCACAATTCTAAAAACTTAATAGCTCCCGGTGTTTGATTGCCAATACCTTTTATGGGTGCTCCTCTAGGCCTCATGACGTTTGCACAAAATCCATATCCACCTTCTGAAGCTAAAGTTTTGGCTTGCTTATAGAGGGCAGTATAGATACCTTCAAGAGAATCCTGATCTTCACCATCAAAACCATGTACATAGCAATTAATCAACGTAGTATTTTTTAGACCCGTTCCTGCATTAGAAAGAATACGACCTCCTGGGACAAATTGAAAGTCTTGTAATATGCTATAAAATTGATCAGCCCAGTAGTCTTTATCTTTTTCTATTGAAGCTAATGCTTTAGCAACTCTTAAAAATGTATCATCAACAGTGCTTTCATTACCAAATCTATATTTATGTTCCCATACCTCTTTACTAAATTCATTGGTAAATTCAGTCATTAATACTTACTCCTTGCTTATTGACATTAATTTTTTCCGCATATTCATTAGCTTCTTTTACTGCTGTATCTATTTCTTTAGTAGTAATAGCTGCTCTAACTTTCTTTTTACGTTTTACTTTGGGATTTCCATATCTACTCCAAAAATCCGATAATTTCGATGAATCATTAGTAGCAATACTTTTTATATGCCCCGTATTTTTGCCCTTATTATTTTTTAGTTGAACTACTAATTCAAAAGTTTTTGTATTTTTTTTATTGACATCTTTCTTTCCTAAATTAAAAGACATATTTTCTCCTTTGGGTTTCCTGGAAAAAAAGACCCAGAAAGTCGGGTCTTATAATTGTAAAAATTTGTATATATTTTATTCATTGCATATATAATATAGTCTGAAAAATACGGAAAATAAAGATAAATCTGACTAAATAATCAATTATTTTATCATGTATTAATTTCTACTTATTTGGGTTTCCTGGAAAAGGTGATACTGTTAAAATCCTTCTTGGAGTTGTCACATTCAAAGTTCTTACTATATTTTGTATTGTTAATGTTTCAAAAATTATTTCCTGCGAAGGTGATATTTTGCCTAAATTTACTGCTTTTGCACTATAGGTACGCCATGCTCCAGAAGCCCATGCATTATCATTGCTTGTCCAAGAATTAGTTTTCCATGTATAAGAGGTAGCAATTGCCATTGTATTCTTTTATCATTTTTTCTCTAGAATTACGGTACTTCATTGTATTATACACCTAATTTATATATGCTCGTATTAAAAAAAGACCCGGAGATCGGGCCTTGTAATTATCGAGTAGCACGTATTTTGGAGAGCACTTTCATTTTTAATCTTCAACAAACCCCATGTTGCTTTAGGAATAATGTGCTTAAATTTTATGCCGAAGCGTGCCACTTAGCAGAATATAAACAATTTCTATAAATAAAATGTTTGTTTGCTCTTTATTTTTCGGCTCGCACTATTATACACCCAAAGTACAAATTTGTCAAGTTCTAAAAAGAAATTTTTGTAAATTATTAAGTTATAGTTACAGTTAAATCGCCAGACCCCCAAGTAAGTTTATCTCCAGAATCTATATTTTTACTAGCGGTCAATGCTCCACTCCAATAGTAATCTCCATCAGTACCTGATGACCATATTGAAAAGTGAGTAATGGTATCAGTAGCACCAGCTAATACAGTTTCAGCAGCAG